TTCTCAATGAAGATGTCATTGTCTACCCAATAAACCCGAACCAAAGCAGTAGGGTGATTATATCCGAAGTCTAACCCATAAATGTACTTTGTAAACTTTGAAGGCCTGTGATTAATAAAGTTCCAATTCGAATAAATATTTGATTTACTGATTGCTTTTTCCCCAAGTGCATAGATTTGATATAACGATTCATCGGTTCGCTTTAAATCCTCAATCTGCTTTTTGATGCTTTCAGGTAGAAATGGATTATCCCGATAGGTAGACTTAATTAGGATGCTTTCGTCTTTTGGTAACTCGTAAAGCCAACTTGACGATTCCGAAGGGTTGTAATCAAATATCAACTTAAATTCGGTTCGCATATTTAATTGCGTAAAGTCATCGTAATATAATTCGTTTGCTTCATTACACCACGCCAAATCTCGTTTACGCCCTCGTATCTTCTGTTCATCGTCAACTGAAAAAAATTCAACGATCGAACCATTATCGAACGTGTAAATATGTTCTGACTTGTTATGTCGTTCCTGTGAATAGATGTTAAGTTCTTTTAGGATTTCGAAGAAGTCACGCATAACCGTCGCCCGTAAAGCAGGGAAAGTCTTTCGAATAATGCTAACTACCTTCTGCGGATTTTGTAAACTATAAACGATTAATAATTGACATAATGAATAGGTCTTGCTTGAACGTGAACCACCTTCGTTAATTACAAAACGCACCCCATTGTTCTGAAGTGCGTTAAAGTTCTTTTGGAATATATTAGTCGCTTGGATTTGCATTTACTATTGTTACCTGAATATCACGCATTGTTTCACCGTTTGTTGTATGGTCGATACTTTCTTTTGGTTTACCTACTGCCCTGCTTAAAAGCGTTTCTATTGAATATAAGCTACCTTTTTCAAGTGACTTTCTCAAAGCGTTAGCAATTGTCTTTTCGAGTATCGTTGCCTTTGGGTTTTGCCAAACTTCTTTTAGTTCGTCTAAGTCCATTGAAATCATTACAAGAATACAATCGTTAATTTCTGAATTCTTATAACCTTGTTCCTTTAATGCTGAAACGTATTTTTTAGGTCTGCCGTTAGGGTTTCCGCTTTCGCCTTTTTGCCAACGTGGCTCTATATCTTTATTTGCCATTAAATTGTTGTTTTCTCGTTGTTTTTTATTATATTTGTATTGCGATGTTAGTGTAATGGTTACACGCTTAACATTCCGGTTAGGAGTTGGAGTTCGAATCTACCACATCGCTCAAAGCCTTGCGTTCAGTAAGGCTTATTTTTTTACCTTTATACATACCTGCACCTAATTCATCTATTTTTGAAAAAGGTAAAATAGGAACGGTTATTTTGCAAGTTTTATCAATTACGTAAATATATCTTATTTGAAAGCCCTCTAATTTTTTACCTCCATTTTCTTTTATCCAATTAGTTCCACTTTTACCATTACTTTCTTTCGTTCTATGTGCTGAACTTGTTAAACTACAAACTACTTCGCCATTTGGCAATTGGTAGGTACTTGTATTTTTATTAACTCCTATTAAATGAAAACCACTTGCACGGTATATAGTGCCATCACCGCATAAATTAGCGTCTGAAAAACTTAATATCCATTTTATATGCGGCGCGTTTTTTTTAATTAATTTAATTGAAATTGAAATGCATCTACTTTCTGAATTTTTAGGTAGGTAATCATTGAAAGCCATTCTATTTAATTCTAACATTTCATTCCATTTCGTGTTTTCAACAAATTGAATAACATTCTTTTTTACCATTGGAGAACCATAACTTAAAACCCCGTGTAATTGTTCGTCTAAAAAACAGCCAAAATGCAATATTGAATTTGGAACTACCTTGCCTGAATAGTGGTATTTCTTTACAAACTCATTAGCAATCTTTGCAGGTATAACCTTAACTATTATTTCCTTTGCTCTGCCCATTGCATTATAATTAAATAAAGTGCGTTACCATTCGTGTTTTCGTTACCCATTGTTTCGCAATATTTATATTCTTCAGTTTCTTTAATATCTGCTATTGCATTCTTTATTTGTTCCGCTTGTTCATCTGCTAAAGTAAAAGTCATTTGTTGAAACGGTGCTTTGTCTCCATTTGGTAAACTAAATTCAGTTCCTAATTCATCAGAGTTTAAATCAAAACCCGGTAAGTCTAAACCCCAATCGTCTAATTTTTCTGCGTCCCATTCATTTGCTAAGCTGTCCCAATCCCATTCACCAAAGCCAACGTTATCTTTTATTAAAAATTCGTTTTTTTGTTCCTCTGTCCATTCGTCTGCTATTATAATAGGTATTTCTTTTAATCCTATCTCTTTACAGGCTTTTAAACGCATATTACCACCTAAGACAACGTATTTATTATCTACGTCGGTAAAAACCACTAACGGGCGTTTATTTAGCATATCAGGAAATTCTTGAATAGACTTAACTAACTTTTGGAATTTTCCGTCTTTTATTATTCTCGGGTTCTTTGGGTTTGGTTTAACCTCGCTTATCTTTACTAACTTCATTTAATTAGGGTTATATTTATATACTTCGAATTCGTCTTTTTCTACTGCGTGTATTTCTAAAGCGTATAATCGATAATCAATGAACACACAATAGTTTATTTCTGCTACTTTCATTATCAAGCGTAACGCATTCCATTCGCTCTTATGTTTAGATGGATTCATCAACACTATGTAATAATCGCTTTTTAAATAAATGTTATTCACTTTTTCTTCTTCGTCTTTTTGGCTTTTCTTCGATTGGTTCTTCGGTTTCTTCTTGTTCTATTCCCGTGTAACTTATTGCTTCAGGTTCGAATAAGTAACCTAATCCGATTGATTGATAGTATGCAAATCGCTTTGGGTCAAGTGTATCGACTTCAATTCGTCTTTGTCCAAGCACCGAATCATATTTAATGATTACTTTTCCTTTGTGTTCGTCTTTAATTTTCATTTTCAAGTTTTATTCGTTTCAAATCTTCTTTTATTTCTTTAATCCAATAATGCGCTGTAACGTACGGAAGGTTGAAGTACTTACCCATTGCTCGTGAAGTAGTGTAACCTTTATCGTAGAATGCTTCAAATATAATTAACTTAATCCTATCTTGAATCGTGTTTCTATAAATTTCAATACAGGATTTGTAAAGTTGATATTTGCGTTCCTGTTCTATTTTATATATTAAATCGCTATCGTCATTTGTTTCGTTATTCGTGTATTCGATAGCCGTGACTGATTCGTCTTTGTTCGATTGTGAAGTGTTCCAAAGGATTTGCTTTTTGATCGTGTTTAGTAGATAGCTTTTAACTTCGTTTTCCGTGTTTATATCGGGGTTTAAATCTACTAAGTAAAGATAAGCGTTATTGATTACTACATCGGCTGTTATGGTGCTATTCATTCGCACCAAGAAATAATTAGTGTATTTGCGTATTTCAGCGTAATTCGTGTTTATGTACCGGTCAAGTATTGCTTTCAAACCAAGACATAAAATCTTTGAACCATACCCGCCTACGAACGTTGGAGCAAAAACACTCGCCATCCTTTTTTCCCGTTTTTAGTTCCTTAATCTTTTTTAACTTATTCAAACTAACTTTTGAATACTTCACCACGTCTTGCGAAGCGTTTATTTCGTTAATTACTTCGAGTTCAATTTGTTCAAACATATATCTACGATAAAAGCGGTTAAAGCTGCTAAACAAGCTAATTGAAAACTACCTAAATAAAAAAATGTTAGCCAAAACGACCAACATTTCCAACACCCTAAAGACGAATGAATATAGTTCGATAAGTGAGTAACTTTAATTCGTGTAAATATAAAATCAAAAAGCAGCTGCAGGGGTTCGAAGTTAACAAACCACCAAGCAACTGCTACAATAAGAATAAAATTCATAGCCTAATTTTCGGCTAATTTATGTAATTTTTTTTGATAGTTCAACAAACGACCTAAAGCACGGGAGCAAGTATCTAATCTATAAACGTATTTTTCTGCTAATTCGTGTAATAAACCTTTCTTGCAAGTCATTATCATATCTGAATGTAATCGCATTCGTGTTTGCATCCCTTCAATCATATCTTCTATTATTCCCATACGATCTTCTACTTCGTCTTTATCTATCGCTAATCCTTTACCATCGCAAGACATACAAGTAAAATCAACAGGGTTTTGTTCGTAAGGAATGTGCGTATCGTTTAAGTCGATTGTAACATAACCATAACCATCACACTCAGGGCAATCCATAAATAAACTTCTCATAATTTTAATTTTTTAATTGTTTAACGTTCACAAATATAACTATATTTTTTAATAT